CACACCCAAAGACCAATAGTCTAGGCGTTCGGTCGGTGGTTCGATAATAATATCGAAACTACACCTACCACCTTTGAAAAAATCAGGGGATTTATTATCGGAATAGTCACCAATCGCTTGATAACCTTTGATAATAGTTGAGTCACCGTTATGTATGTCAGTCATTATGTTCTTAATGGCTTCCATATTTGTGACTATCTTAGATTTACTAATGGTTGACTCCATTCTTTCCCCACACATAGAGTAATCAATAGAAATAGAAGTATTGTTATATAAACTCACGCTTTGTTTGCTATCTTATGCCTAGTTATTCTGTTGGAATACTGGGCGAGCACGTGGTATATAACCCTTTCTAATTCTATCACTACAAGTGCTAGGGGAATGTGCCAATTAAAAAAAGCAGGCACGAAAGGGGTATTAGTAAAAGATTTTGCCCTCGATAGTTATAGTTATTGCTAACCTTTCCTACCGAGTTTGCTTGCGTCTTGATTGTTGAGAACGTACTATCCACTAAGGGAGTCCATTTTTGATTTACCGAGCAATGTCATAAATGCTCAAGGCTCTCAACAGTTTCGTCGTATCACTACGTTGTATAAACAGAGTCCAGTCTATTCTCTGAATTACTCGCTTCATTCACTCTCGTCCACGAGCAGTGGCACTCACACTCGACACTAAGCGTTCTAGGTCATTAATACTATCAATGGGTGCTCTCAGTTGACACTCTCGACTATTGGCTTCACACACTGCTGTGCTCTCTCAATAATCTTTGTTGAGATTAACTTTGAACGTAGTTAGTACAGGCTAGGTAAGCCTACTAATGAGCGTCCACTATACAATGCTAACTATAAGACGCCTACCGAGTTGGTATGGCGTGTGTGCTAATCACTACTGCCCGACGCCCGTAGGCGTGAAGCCGTAGTAATCTACAATATTAGTAGGCGTCCGAGACATATAACATTTCCACACTGTTTAGGAACGTTAATAGCGTGCCTAGTGGCTATGGAAAAAAAACGAATTTTAGGAAACCTATATATACGAAATCGGAAAAAAATTACAACTCAATCGGAAAAAAATACGGATACAACTAGGCTCAAATAGGCTCAGGTTTCGGGGTACACTGTTTCGATACATTTATAACACTCTTGCCAAGGGGAGTCATAAACCTTTTTACAACGAGGACATTTGGTCATAGTATCAATACTATCCATACTATTACTGAGCCTAGGGCTGCACCATAAAAAGTGGCATACATATCTTTCCATTCTGCTACGCCTCTGCCAGTAACATAGTCGTAGAGTTCCTTGCCTATACCAAATATAAACCCTGTTATTATTAACGGGAAGAAAAACACGCCTGTAAGACTTAGGCACAAGCCTACTATAAAATGCTGTACCTTATCGTTCATTTTGTTTATTCCAACCTTTATAAGCATCATCAACTTCACATTTTAGGCACGATGAAAAAAAGGAGGGCTTACCACACTTTACGCATTGATTTATATCTCTAAGAAAATCCCTGCCTGAGAAGGATTTTTTGAGCCCAGTTAAGAAGCCTGACAGCAACCATGACATAATATCAATCTCCTATCCTCAATAGTAACATTACTCTTCCAACAACTATGACACATGCCTGTAATATTATCATTATGTTTATGAAACAGGCTAGTCATGAACTTAATTAGTCTTGACATCTTTTTATACATTCCTGTATCCTTTTAAGTCTATACTCGTTAGGATTAGGCTCTTTAGAAACCCTATCGTATACACGCTTAAATTCAACCAAATGATCTTGTCTCAATTTTTTGTCTTGATACATAATATGATTAATTCATTTATATATAAAAGTCTTTCGTTTAACAGTCATAGTCTTCCTCCTCCAAGTCTTTTTCTTCTTCAGGTCTATAAGACAATTTTTATATTCCTTCTCTGCCTAGCCTTGTTATTCTTTGCTCTATTGGATAGGCGTACGCCACAACAAGGACAAAATATACCTTCCCACTTTATAAATACACAGCACTTGCTGCATTTTTTATAATCTGTTTCTGCTATATGCCTTACAGTTTTCCTATGTTCATATATAGGCTCTAGGCATGTGTTTTTACAAATTAAAGCCATTATTTTCTCCCGTCACATGTATGGTTGGGTAGTTGCATTTGGTACTTTAGTTCTATCACGCACCACACACACTCCCTCATGCTTTACCCTCATGCTTTGCTAATTCCGCTTTTAACTTGTCTACTTGTTCTTGTAACGATAAGATATAATCTGCTATCTCTACACTTGATTCGTTTGGATAAACTTTGATCATTAACTCATCGTCATATTCTTTTTCATAGTCATTATCGTTTATGTCTTCCCATGTAGTGAATCTGTCTTTGGTTAGTTTCATTCCCTCATCTCCCAACTGCCCTTAATATGATGATGTAGAACACAAAAGTCCATGTATGACTCTTTACATATCAAACAGTAAGGATGAAGTCTTGGCGTACCAGTCATTACTTTATTCATTTTTACAATCCTCACAGTTATCTGGATCTTTGCATACAGGGTTGTGATTACCGTCCCTAGTAGGGTGTTTGGTATCACGTTTTCTTATTGTTCTGGTCATTTTCATTCCCTCACAGCATGACTCCAAACGTGGTAGTCTCTTCAGGCTTGAAGATTGTATGTCCGTTGTTGCACGTTATACTTTTATTATCATCTAATGCGTAGGCTATAATGCTTGTGTTAAAAAGCAAATTTTTAATGTTCTTGCATGAAGGACAGTCCTTGCTTTCGCAATCCTCGCAAAGTTGTTTTTGCGAATAGCACTCGTCACAGTCCCAAGTCATTGCATTTTCTCCTCGCCTTGTTTTACAAAGCCTTCATTCAATTCTGGTAAGGATTTTGATTTGTATTTCTCAATGTCCCCGTCAACTCGTTTTTTGCCTTCGGCTATCAAAGTTCCCTGCACTCGAAATAGGCAGCGTCCTAAGTCACGTTTACTATGTACAGCGATTAATTTTTGACACGCAATACACATCATCATTTGTATTTGTTTTGATCCTATCATGTTATTATTACACCCAAACGTTATATAAATCTATCTAATAAAAAAAAAGACGTCTATTTGACGTATGGTTTGATGTATGAGATATAATATGACTGACTGGCTAGTTTCCAGTTCTCATATACACTATCACAAAAATCAAAGTATTGTTCTGATATGTCTTTTGTTACCATACATTACCACTAATAACCATCTATATAAACGTAACTGAAAAAATAAAAAGAAAGTTAGGTTATAATCCTAAGATATTAACCATGACTTTTAGTTGTGCCATTGCAACGCCATACCAGTTCTCTGCCAATGCCTTCCACTCATCTCTGTCGTTTGTGATGGTGGTTATTTCATTTGCTAGGCTCGTATTGTTTGCCTGTAGTGCCAACACTTTGTTGTCCAGTTCTGTTGTGTCAACTGTTACGACTTGTTGTTGTACTTGCAACAAAGTTACGTTTGCGTTAAGCAACTCAATTTCCGTTCTTTGCTCTGCTATCTTCTCAACTGACTTGTTAAAGTTTGCCGTAACATCTGCAAGTGCTATTTGTAAAGCCTTTGCGTCAACGTCCCCGTCGTATGTTGCGACATTGTTGATACCAGTGCTTGTAGTTACCACCTCTAAAGGCTTCGCTACTACTGGCTCTGGTGTCGGTTCAACGTACACTGGTGCGACATACACTGGTTGTGGTGGTGCTACATAGACTGCTTCGGTATGAATAATGTTATATCCCCCCGTAGCCTCGTCAAATAGATACCAACCGTCAGTGTTATCTGCTGTCATGTAATCAGGTAAATTAAATACCAATCCTTCTCCAGCTTCAACTGTATGAGAAAATCCACCACTTAGATTAAACGTGTGTGTTACACTGCCAGTGTTAATTATTGTAAGTTCCCCCTCTTCCATCATTGTGATTTCAAAAGGAAAAGTGTCAACCGTAACACGATCTGGTGTTTCTGCATAAGCAAATCCAATTAGAGTTACAAAGATAACTAGCATAACTACTATTGGTGCTATTGTTGTCATTCCTATCATTACATAGTATGATATATATATCTAATATAAACGTATCGAATTAAACATGTATTGGAATGTCATATCTAACTGCTGTCTCTCTCTTATTTTTTCTTGAAACTGTTTTTGGTCTACGTTTACAGCAAGGACAGTTTTCATTAACTAAGTAAATTTTCTCTATCCATTTGTCGCAACGTCTACATAATACATGTGTTTTGTATGCGTTTCCAAATGGTCTATTATCAGGTATTCTGTCACATAATCCTTTGCAGCCTTTCATAAGTAGTTATACTATGTTAGCCTTAATTAAATGTTTGCATATCTAACGCAAATTTTCTAACAGTTCTTCATCGTATGTATTCATTTCATATCCATTTTCATCTTTGTATTTGCATCTTCTTTCAACTGTTTCTGTCTTATTGTTAAGTTTGAAAGATACATACAATAATATCAATCCTACTGGAGTTAGGAATAATGTAAAAGTTAAAAACAAACCTATAAAGAATAAAGGTATATTCATAATTATGTTATGAACACACCCTATATTAATCTTATTATAGGTCGGGACAAATCTTACGTGTTTGTCCACTATCGACCTGATAGAACGCTAGTTACCTAGTAACATATATACATGACACTACTATATAAAGTAAACACTAATAACAACCGTTCCCTTATCGAGTTATTATTAGGTGGTTTAAGAGGGCTACCTTATTATTCCCGACTTAACGGTGGGTAATCCCTGACAACCAATTATATTAATACACTACCTTATTTATAGGTTTAACTCTCATCTTCTTCTTCTTTTTCTCTTGCTTCTTTGACAGCGTCTTCGGATAAAAATGTAAGTTTCCAAAATGTTTTCTTATCATCAGTAGATATTGATGATTTAGGTAGTTTAGCAAATGCCAACTCAAACCATATTAATAGGGTTTTATAGTCGGTTACAGTAAAGTCAACCATATAATCTCTTTAAATAGGTAGTTTAAATTCTTTTGTATGTACACATTGGTATAGCCCTAGAACGAATTTTGACACGTAATTTGGTTCCACAGCAAGGACAGTGTATTCCTTCCCATTTTACAAACAATGCACATAATGTACATCTCTTACCACCATGTATATACATTCTATTACCATGTGGTGCTCTATATCTCTGACATACTCCTTTACAATGATGCATAATAAACTATATATTTGTCGTAATATAAGTGTTATAATGGAAGAAAAGTCCTTTAATGAGCCAAAAGAGGTAAAAAAACCTGTTAAAAAATGCTTGTGTACCCCTGAAATTGGTAAACACCCAAAATGTCCTGAACATAGTCTATAACACAATCTGACATAATTTTAACAATATTAGACAAAGTTTATTAACTAACAAATTACTGATATATCATGGGTATTAGAGATTCTCTTAGTGGATTAAGAAAAGCACTAACCCCAGTAAACAAAGGATACACTGATGCTACGACTAGACCTAGTATAGCACAACCTTATATGAGTACCGATACAGGTGCCAAACTACCAATTTTCCCATTCCCACTCATTATGATCTATGAGTTGGCAGATAACATTGATGCTATTAGAATTCCTATTGAGACACTTAACCGTGAGATGTTTAAGAACGGTTTTGAGATAGTAGAGAGATTCAAATACAAATGTGAAAACTGTGCAAAGACATTCCAATATGCACCAAACATTCACGATGAAAGTGAAGACAAAATAGATATGAAAAAAGTACAGTGTGATTCATGTGGAAGTTATGATATGAGAAGACCTGTACCAGAACACAGAAAGATTCTTGAAGACATTATGAGCAAGCCTGTAAATGGAAACATGCAAAACATGGAAGACCTTTCAAGACAGTTGGAAAGGGATTTGGAGATTGCAGATAACGCTTACATGTTATTGTTAAAGAATTATTTTATTGATGATATATCAGGAGAAATAGATCCACATAAAACTGAGATTAAAGAACTTTTAAGAATTGATCCACCACAAGTTGCAATGATTGCTGACTCTGATGGTAGAATAGGTTATGATGATAAGAGACAAAAGATTTGGGTATGTCCTAGATTTGAACACAGAGATAAGAGACAATACACTGACAGATGTGATATATGTAACGCTAAATGCCTAAAGGCAATAATTGAAGTAAACTCTGTATATTCTATAGGTATTCCACACCCAAAGAGAGTAATTTACGGTGAAGGTGAAGTTATTTGGAAAGCAGGTAAATACAAACCAAGTTTAATTTATGGTCTATCTCCTATATTCGCTATATGGAGTAAGGCAATGTCATTGTCACACATGGACGAATATGTCAGAAAATACTTTGATAAAATGCGACCACCACGAGGATTACTTGTTGTTGCATCAAGAAACTACGAGACATTCAGAAAATCATGGGACGCATTAGAACAAAAAGCAACTGAAGATCCATACATGATACACCCACTTATGGTTGAATCTGACAAAGGTGGAAAGAACATGGCTAACTGGATAGACTTTACTGGTTCATTACAAGAGTTACAATTCATTGAAGTAAGAAAAGAGTTAAGACAAATCATTGGTGCAGTATATGGTGTACTTCCATTATACTACGGAGAGATGGTAGGTGGTTGGTCACAAGAAGGATTACAAGTTACAATTACAAACAGAGCAGTTAAATGGGGACAGGATATTTTATACAAATCATTCTTTAAGAAATTTGCAGAAGTCATGGGAGTTGACGATTGGGATCTTAAACTTGTAGCAGGAGAAGAGAACGACAAACTTTCAGAACTACAAAGAGAAGGTGTAGAGATTGACAACATGGCAAAACTACAACAGATGGGATTCAAAATAGAAAGAACCCACACTGGAGAATACAATATATCTAAAGAGGTTCAGGAATATGAAAACGAGGAACTTAAAAACGGTAGAGGCAGGTCAACTGCTGCACCTGAAGAGGGAAGACAAAACGCACAAGGCGAACATGTTGAAAGTAGACCTTCTGACATGGGAGGAGTTGCACAAGGACACCCTTCATCTGGTAGTGGAACATCAATGTCACAAAAGAATTTCCCTAATGGTATAACACCAACTAACTTTGACGTAGTAAAGAAAACATTGCAAACAGCAATGGACTTTGGTTGGAAAAAGACAAAGACCGTTGAAGAGTTAAGAAAATATGCAGGTATGACAGTAAGAAATGCAAGAGATATAGTTAACGAAGAGTTTGGTCATATACAAAGATGGGACGATGAACAAAATGACTAAAAAGTTCCATAAATGTGACGACAGTTGTAAACACCCAGATGAAAAGCCTAAAGTTGCAAAACCTAAAGTTGCAAAACCTAAAAAATTAGATGAATGGGATATATATTTAGGACGTATTGTTGATTTGTTAGATATTAAAAAAGACAACAGGTCACTTGGAATACTAATGGAGTGTTTAAGAAACATGGAGAATAGGGACAAATAGTGGCAGAAAAAGTTAAAATAGACTCTGGACAAACAAAAATTGGTAGTAAAATTGTAGATATACATCAAAAAAATGAATATACAAGAGTGAACAACTATAAAGAAGGAATGTGTTTTAGTTGCTTTGGTAACGGTATTCCAGTAGGTGCAGGTGTAAACGACATTTGTGGTGACTGTGCAGGTAAAAAAGGCAGAGAAACCATTCTAGTCCCAATTAAAGAGATTGTTTATGGCATGTGTCATTTCTGTGGAGAATATAAACATGGCATGGAACAAATAAACGCAAGACTTTGTCAAAAGTGTCACAGAAAGGTTTCAAATATAATGAAATCATACAATGCAAAAGGTGGAATGTTTGAAGTTGATCCGTTTTGGAAGAGTATGAGAAGAAAACACGGAAAAGACTGGCAACACATACTGGGTAAAAATTTAGGTAACAAACGTTAGTTTTTTAACACAAAATTTATTCTATTATTTTCAAAATCATAATATCTGTTGTCATAATCAACCATTCTAGTTTCCATATTATTACCATCGTTAATATATTTGTCAACTCTCCATCTAAGTTCTGGTTTTCTTAAAAATCTTGGAAATATATCAATAAACATCTTTTTAGGGTTAAATTTGATCTTATCATGCAATATAAGCTTAGTTTCATCAGTTATGTACTCTTCTACAGTTGCATTTCTAAAATGAACCAAAGATTTTTGCAAATATGGCTTTTCTATGAGGTCATTTGTGTCAGTTACCACCCATAATTTAGTTTTTTGATGGATATACATGTCTATTATCTTAATTGTTTTGAATTTTTCATTGAAATTATCCTTGTTAAATAACTCAAATTCTTCATAATTATTGTATAAATATATGGAAGAAGCCATAATATTCATATATATCACCCATTAATAAATCAACCGATATAAATAAAAAGCATAAATATTATTAATTAATATGCTTGAATTGTTAGATTCAATATATGAAGAAGTAGTTATGGCTATTGCTCTTGGTACAGGGGCAGCAGTAGTCACATATTTTAAAAAAGTACAAAAAACACAGAAAAGTCTATGTGAGACAGTAGAAAGATTACAAAAAACCATTATTATTTTAGCTAAAGCAGTTGATAGGCAGTCAAATAGATTACACCCAGAAGAGGCAAAATCAGATCTTGACGACCTAGTCAAGGAATTACTCGACAAATGAGTAGTAATAGTTAAATATAGATGGATTGTCTTTCATTTATGGTAGATCCATTACTCGTGGTAGTAATCGCAACAGTATCTGGTGCAATCTTAAACACCATAAGAGGATTTCTAGGTTCTGAAAGTTCCTATGATATTAAGAAATTCTTTGGTGCAGTAATTGTTTCAGGCTTTGCAGGTATTGCTATAGCACAAACAATAGGATTATCAGGCATAGACACATTAGGTCTAGCATTGATAGGTCTTACAGCAGGTTTCTCTGTAGATTATGCTGTTTCAAAAGCCAAAAAATTAACAGAGGACTAAAAAACCTCTAGTTTTTACTTTTTTATCATAATATTTATTAACCTTGTTACGTTCAATTTATATATGACAATTTATGGTTTCCATAAGCTTACAAGTACGTTAAAAAGCATGGAAGGTATATCTTCAGATGAAAGATACTTTGAAGGTCTTTTGACTGTTCAAATGAAAGATAAGCAAGGTGAAGTTACCATAGTTGATGAGTTATACAAGGTATTGCCTGTATGGATAGACAGAGGAGCACCAATCAGTGATACTCACTCTAACAGAATTGTAGGCAAAGGTATCAATTATTCTAGAACAACTGTAAAAAATGGTGAGGGTCATGAGTTACCTGCAATTAAAATAACTGGTAAAATTTTCAAGAATTATGAATTAGATAATGTTATTTGGAATAAAATTAAAAATAATGAATACAAGGGATTGTCATTTGGTGGTGCAACGAGATCAGCAAGATCCCCAATTAAAATGAAAGACGGAAGTACTGCTTATGCATTAAGTGATCTTGAACATTATGAAGTTGCTGTATGTGCAGATCCTGCAGTACCAATGGCTATCATTACTGATTTTAATCAGATTGCTAAAGCAAATTTTAACTCATCTGTTAGAGATGATGGTAAGATGGTAATTCAATGTGACAAGATGGGTTGTTATGTCAATAAAACTGGAGGAGGAGATCTCTTAACTGTTATGGAAGGTGACAAACCAGAAAATTATAATGAAGTTGAGGCAGGAAAACAACGTGGTAGAGCCATTGATAAAACTGAACCAACAGGTTTAACTGCTAGACAATTAAAATTATGGAAAGAAATACAGGAAGATGATAAAGAAGATTCTGATAATCAATATTATAATAAATTTATGGAGAAAAAAGAGATGTTGGACGCAACATTAGGTAATAAGGAAGAGAAACGCCCAACACAACCTGAAAGTGATATGAGAGAAACTGAAACATCAGGTTATACACCAGATCTAGAAAAAGCTATTGAAATTATTAATAAAGCAGGATATAGAGTTGATACTGAAGATAGAAATAATGGTACAGAAATCAATGATACAAAAAGAGAAATACCTGAAAAGAAACTTCCAATAAAAGGATCACTATCACAAGAACTTCCAACTCAAATTCAACAAGCAGATCTAAACGAATCACAAACATTTGAACAAAAAGTACAAGCATTGATGGCAGAAGGTAAGTCAAGAGAATCAGCAGAAAAGATTGTTGGTTCATTTGTACACAAGGTCGAAGCAAGTTCAGGCTCAGGTGGTGCAGGTATTGGTGGAGCAAATATGACTAACGGTGGAACTTTAACAACACAAACTGGTGGTGCAAATAACCCAATACATAATAATAAATGTCAATGTGATAAATGTAGAAGTAAGGGATTAGAAAAAGCAAAAGGAGATTATTGTCCTAACTGTGGAAAACATAAAAAACTTGGTGTTGCAGATAATGGAAGGGATATGGGTGATATGACATCTATGGGTGGAGCCTGTCCTAATTGTGGTCATGGTTTTAAAGATCCAAGAAAACCTAAAGCAGCAGATATTAGTAATACTGGTTCAGGTGGAACAACAGAAGGAGCATTTAATCAAGATGCACCTAACGCACAAAGATTGAATAACAAAGCAGATGATGTAGATTTAGATAAAATTATTGAAGAAGAGACTGAAAATATTAAAGGTAAGAAAGGTGGAGGTGGACATAGATCACTTGCTACAAGATTAACATCTGGACAAAATGCTAAAAAGAAGGCAGATGATGAGGAAGACGAAGAAGTAGCAGCACCACAAGAGGTTGAAGAAGAAAGACCTGAATGGGATTGGTTAATGAATAGACATAAATCAAAGGCAATTAGAGAGGTAAACAAGGTTCATGCTTTATTAAAATTAAACAAAGTAAGAGTAAAAGCATGTAAAAACTGTGGTTTAAAAGCAAGAGGAATGAGAAATGAAGGAGATACACTTCCAGTGTATAGAAGTAGAAAAACAAGAAAGCAAGATAAAGTAGTTCGAGATGCATATAGTAATATGAGGTTTGAAGATGGTTTTGAAGATGGAAGTAATTATGAAAACAAAGATTCAGAGGGTAAAAAACCAAGATCACTACCAAAACATGATAAAGATCCTAATTTTTACTCAGATTCATCAGTTGAAATAGATGGTAGATCTAGTCCTAAACCTCCAAGAGATCGTGATGATAGAGATGATAATAATGATCCACCAACTCCAAAGATACGTTACAGTAGAGGTGGAGATACTGCTGCAAGACAACTTAAAATGTCATTAGATGAACTCAATAAAAAAAAAGCTATGACATATAGAAAAACAAGAGGTAACGTAGAAATGAAATATCCAACAGTAGGTGAAGAAGTATGGGATTCAAAACAACAAAAACGTGTTAAAGAAACCAAGACACCAAAAAGAACAATGGCATTAGAAAAAGCATTATATGAACTTAAAAAACTACAAATTTCAGGTGGTTTAGGCTCAAGAGGTCTAGGATCAGATCATGGACATACTCAAGGCTCAGGCGACAGTACTCAAGTAACATTAGTACAACCAAGACCTGAAGATGATAGGGTACAATCAAAAAGAACAACACAAGAACCTAAAGTTGTAAAAAAGATAAGAGCAAACAGAGGTGTAGGAGCATTTGGTAGTGATTTACCTGATGGATCTAAAAATGAAGCACCTGTTGCCGATGAAAATACCAGATATATTGATCATAATGGAAAAGCTTGGAAAACACAGGCAGAAGCAGATGCAGTTCCTGCAAGAAAACGTATGAATAGAAGACTAGCACGTGATAGAAGAAATGCTTATAGAGCAGATACTAGACAAACTATAGGCGATAGACTAAAAGAATAACAATATAAATGTTCCCACAATCTTTATAAACCCTGTTATATGTAATTCAATATACATGACTTTAGAAGAACTTAGAAAAGAAGATCATGAAGACGAGAAAGACGAAGAAGAAGAAGAAGAATATGAATCAAAAGAAAAATCTTTTGACGAAGCTTTAATTGAAACTTTGTCTACTCTAACTGAGCACGTAAAAGCTCTGTCAGATTCTCAAGCAAATCTCGAAGAACGAGTTGAAAAAGCTCTCTTTGAAGAACCAAAAACACAGTTAAATATCAAACCAAAAGAATCAGATTCTGAGGACATTGGTGCTGATGTAACTGTACCAGATACATTACAATCCAATTCTGTGCAAGCAGGATTAGATGACGATAAATCTGGTCAAGATAAACCTGAAAGTGATGATTCAGGATTAGCTATGCAACAAAAAGCTAATTTCAATTTCACCACTGAAACACCAAGACCAAGTGCTTCTGTTGAAAACATAAACAAATCTGCTGACGTAGAATTGAATATGGTTTTGAAAGACGCAAGAAGTCAAGGTTATGAAGGTCTATCCCATGTTGCAAAAAGAATCTTAGCAGGCGATTATGGAAGCCCAGAAACGACACAACAAAACGGAGGGTATTATTAAAATGCCTAAAATCCAAACAATCGACGAACTTGAAGCACTCTATTATGGATATAATAGAAACCTCATCAGAAAAGCTGACGCTCCAATCACAACATCAACTGCAGGCACTTTTAATGCCGTATTTGGTGCTTATGCATGGGCTCAACTTAACTTAGAGGCAAACGCTTTCGGTATTCTACCAAAAGTCCCTTGGGACAAATCTGGTTGGAGGGTTATTACTGACAAAGCTGTCCTTAATACCACAAACTCTAATACAGTATTAGGTGGAACTGCAGAAGGTGGATTAATTGCTGAAACAACCAAACCTCAACTTAAAGAGATTGATGTAAAACCAAAAACAGCTCAGTTGCCATTCAGTGCATCTGAAGTAATGGAATGGCTTGCAACACACTCTAAAGATGATATTTGGGGAGGCTTAGGTAGTCTTAGACTATTTATGGCTGTACAGCATAAAGAATTCCTCAATAGAGCATTGCTAAAAGATTCAGAGGTTGGTGCAGCAGCAGGTGGTGCCTTCGCAGGCACACTGGACTTTGAGTCACTAGACAGAATTATTTCTTCAAACGCTGAAGAAACAGTTGTCGGTGGTGCAGGTTCAAAACACTACAATCCTTGGGCAGCAAGTGCTGATATCAATAGAGATACCAACGCAATGCCTGAATTTGATTGTACTGTAGAATCCGCTGGTGGAGCAATAGGAACAGATGGTGTTCTTACCGATGATACATTACGAACTTTCCTTAGAAAGATCCGTATTGCAGCAGGTAAAGATCCAAACGTATTCTTAGGTTCCCACGAAGTTTATTCCGAAATCCAAGGCTTGTATATGCCTTCTGTAAGAGTTGCAAACCCTTACGGTGAGAGCTTAGTACAAATCGACGTAAACGGAATCCAAACTTTCAAAGGCACTGGAGTAGGTATTCACGTAGATTCTATCTATGGAGTCCCATTCATTCCAACAAAAGATGCACCGTCATACGGTAACACTGAAGTTGGAAGACTATTTGCATTAGATACATCTGATGCAGAAGGTTATGGTTATCCAAGAATCGGAATCCAAGTAGCAATTCCTACCGAATATTACGAAGCAACCCGAAGAACTCCTGCATATCCATTTGTCAACAATGCATTTGTTGAGAAAGGTGTATACAGAACTATGGGTGAAACTGTATGTCGTCACTTCAAATCTCAAGGCAAGATCAGAGATATTAAACTCTAGTCAAACCAAAATCCAATTTTTTACTTTTTTAGATATATATCAAGTAACTCCCTAAACTAAGAATATATTTATAGGTTTAACCCATTATTTTAATATGAAGTATGCTGTTATAATCCTTGTATTTATGGTTTTGTTCATGAATGTACCTTTAAATTCATTTGCAGAAAATGGGGAATATAGTAAATATAATTCATTAAAATTAAGACATGCTACTAATCCTCATGTTTGTTTGTTTGAGGTCAATCCTGAGTTATATGATTGGTATAAGTTAAAATACATAACAATATCTGCAATAGAAGAATGGATATTAAAATTAGAATATGTTTATCCTAACGGTAGTTGGGCTGTTCTTGTAGAAACAATACCTTGGGAAGACCATAAAACTGCAAGTGCATTAGATTATCCTCAATGTAATATTATGATAAATTATGAAAAAACATCAAACAGTAAAACATTAGGAAACACAGGTTTAAATTTTAATGCATCTTGGCATAAATTTATGTTCATCAATGTATTTTTAGAAAGTCAAAAAAACATAACTAAGATTGTTATAGGTGATGATATATCTACATCTACAGTTAACATGGTGCAAGAAAGTTATCCTTTATCAGAGAACACAATAAAAAATATCATAGTGCATGAATTTGGACATGGTTTAGGTTTGGCACATTTTAACTTAAACAGGTCAATGCAAGGTTACACACAATCTGTAATGGCACCAACAATAAGTCCATTTGATGAAAATCAGATTTTATCTGTCACATATCTAGATTTAGTCATGATTGGTAAAATATATGGAGAAAATGGTTGGAATAAACCAGTACCAGTATTCCATATTAAAGGGTGTTATATATCAGATAGTTATATTTTTAGATGTTATTAAAGTATATATAATAGTCTTTTTTATATAAGTTGATGGCAATAACAATCGCACAAAATGCCTTACATAAAAGTCTTTCAGGCAAGACACTATCTATACAAAGTGAGCTGACATCAAAATTGAAATCAGTAGTAGTAGATATAACCTATGCAGCAGGTGATAACTATGCTACAAACGGTAATGTCGTAGATCTTTCATTAGGTAGTAGAATCGGTACTGTTATCGGAGCACAAATCTTCGATGGCAATAAAGGTTTACTTTTGCAATATGTTCCTTCTGCAACAAATGCAGCAGCAACAGGTAAGATTAAATGTTATGGTGAAGATCATACTGCCAAAGGTTCAGCAGCAAGAGCATTTGCAGAATTAGCAAACGCATCAACTGCAACAAACAGTATGACCTGTAAAATCCGAGTACTAGGTTTCTAGTCTCTTTTTTTCTATTTTTTATAAAGTTAATTAACTTAATTAAGCTAAGTTAGCTAACTTTACATACGTTAGCTAACAGTTAATTAATACTATGTATTTCTATAGTTGATAAAGTTTATATAATTCCTCATATATGATATAATATGGGTACAGAGAATCATAATGTTGTTTCCTTCAATGCTAATACTTTGGCAAAAGGATCTCATGGTGTCATAGTCGCTATATATTGTACTAAGGAACATGCAGGAGCAAAATTAGAAGTAATTAATGGTACTAATGCAGCAGGCACAGTTGAATTTGAGGTATTTGGATCATCAACTCAATCAGTCTTTAACATAAATAGACGTTTAGAAGATGGTATTTTCCTAAAAGTGACTAATGCAGCCGAATGGATAGTAGTTTTCAAATAGAAAATTTAAATACAAAGTAACCTTTATAAAACTATGGTCACATACTGTACAGTAGCCGATGTTTCTGATTTTCTTCGTGTTCCAATCACTGCTACTACTACTCCAAATAAGGCTCAGGTCGAGAAAATTATCCTCAGGAAAGAGAAAGAACTTGACAGAAGAATAGGACACCATTTTGGAGGAGTTATATCATCAGGTAAGGAAATTCATGATTTACCATTATTATATTCTTATGGTTGGGGTTCACCAATATTTTTAAAACATAGACAGATTGCAGATTTAGATCCCGATGAAGGAGATAAAATAGAAATATGGACAGGTGACAGTTATATTGATCATACAAATGATACAGGAGTTCATAACCTTGAAGGGGAGTATGGAAAGTTATATTTTCGTGGTTATATATTTACAATTATGAGAAAGAACAGAATAAGAGTAACATATCGTTATGGAGATCCAACGGTTCCTTATGATATACAAGACGCATGTATTAAACTAACAGCAATAGATTTGATCAACTCTAGTTTCAGAATGGATATTCTACCAACTGGTGCAAACGGTGTAGACATATCTGCATCTAAGTCAGATTGGAGAGCTGATATTGAAAACTGTATAGACAATCGACAAGAAATATTCTTTATACCTTAGTATGGTAAGAATTAAAGGATCTAGAAGAGGTGATAGATCTCTTACTTCTAAAACAAAAAAAGTAATGCATGCAAGATTAATTGGAAGTAAAATAAATTCATTGGTAGATCAAACAAATCAAGATATATTAGAAATGTTTAGAGGACAAGGTTTGGATTATGTACCATTTAAATTAGAATATAATACATATTCAGTTCGTGGATCTTATAATAATTTATATGATCCTACTAAAACCCCTTATAAAAAAGATGGAACAGAAGGGGAAGTATGGAAATCAGTAAAAAATGTAACTTTAAATCTTGATTCAAAATTTCTTGAGTATTATTTTCAGGATAAAATAGGATATGATTCTTGGCTTTCTAGTAATCACCCTCAAATATCACGGGCTCATTGGAAACATGTTAAGTTAGACCACCCTGATAGTCCACAATATGAATCATTAAAAAAACAATATCATGCAGAAGTTCCACATCAATTACAACGACCAGATATATTACCTAATAAAATCAAAACAAAAAGTGGAAGAATTGATCAAAAAGCATCAACCATTTTAGGGTATGTTAGAGAAAAGCAAAGTACTACAGAACATGGACAAAAAGATTTCAAATCATTTACTGGTAGAGATGTTGAAAAGTTTTTTGAAGGAGAAGGTTTTTTATTCAAAGGTAATATAAAATCTTATTTAGATGAAAATAGTGATGAAAGAATACAAAGTGTATTAACAGCAGCATTGGAAAAGTTTAATGAGGCATTTCTAAATCTTGATCTAACAGAAACAGTTGCTTCAAAAGAAGAGATAGAATCTCAGAAAAAAACATCTGACAAACATAAAGAATTTTTAAGTGAGATTGATGAGATAAAACAACAACAGATAAAAACACCTAAATTTCCAAATATAAACAATATTAGAGACTGGTTTATTAGAACAGGTATTTTCAAATCTTATAAATTTGATGATTTCTTAAATATTAAAACAGTAAAAGGAAGAATGAATTTTATAGACAGATCAGTGTTTTTGATAGCAAATGGAGTATATGCTAATGCTTTAGGACAGAATACAGCAAGTTGGAGTGGTAAATATAAACAAAATGCAGGTGCTAAAATACCTATATCTAAGGCAAGAAAAAATAAAAGACAAGTAAAATCAGATTTGTATAAAGAACGTGGGGATAGATCCAAATATCAAACAGAAAGACAGATTAAATATGAAGTTTGGAGAAAAGCAAATACTACTATTGCTCGTGGTTGGTATAATAGATATGATAAGGGTAGAAGAAAAAAACCTACGAGTAGTCGTACTGACGACCGTGTATAAAGACAAACTTAATAACTTTGTAAAATCTATATAAAGTATGGGTAATTCCAACATGTATCAAAGTGCAGAAACTGCAAAGAATCTTATTGTAGATAATTGGACTTTATCATCTCAACCAGATATAACTTTCGTATGGGAAGAAAGAACCACTGGTTTTATGGACGATAGGCGTGATTTCATATTAGTGACTCCTACCAATGAAGATCCACAATATTTTGGTCTACATGGTGAAGATTTTCTACATACTATTTATGTTAAAATAGAGGTACATTCATTTAAAAATCTACAACATCATGAAAATTTGGTAGATGAAGTGTTTAGAATAGTGAAAGCAAACATACGAGGAACTGATTATGTGGATCTAATGTTAACCCAATCTAACCATGATAATGATTTATATAGGAATATTTATAGGCATACCATCGTTATGAAGTACAGAAAACTTAATCCATAATATTTATAAGGTAATAGTTTAAATAATATCATGGTACGAACTGGTGCTCATGTATATGTAAAATACGGCTGGGAAGGAGACACTTACGGTGTTTTAGACGCAACTGGTTCAGGTCAAGTAGCAGATAAAAAATTCGGTCTTCAAGACAAAATGTCTAGTCTTACACTCACAAATAATAAAGTTAATTTAGCTAAACTTAATCAAAATACAGTAGATAAATTTGCATACGGTCAACAACAAGGATCTGCTTCAATGTCATTTACACTTTCAAGCCCGTGGATAATTGGTTCAATTTTAGGATCTCCAACTAAAGCAGGTACAACACCATTTACATATACATATCCTGCAAGTGCAGGACTACCTAAGACAGCTAGAACAATTCAAATAGAAGTTGGTTATGACGGATTATCAGCAGATATAGTCAGAACATTAAAAGGTGGAATTGTAGGATCACTTTCCATAAGTGCTTCAGTAGGTGGATTAGTAGACTGTAGTGCAGATATTACTTACGGTATAGAAACAGCACCATCAACAACCTTGACAGCAACACCTACAAAACCAGCAGAAGAATTTCCATATACATTCGCTCACGCAGAGTTATATTTTGCAGGAGCATTAGTTGCACAGTGTCAAGATGCAAGTTTAAGTCTTACACAAAATGCAGAACTACTTTATGGTTTAGGTAGTCATTCAGGTGCAGCAGCATACAAACGAGTCTTGGATATAACTGGTTCATTCAAAGCCTCATGGTTAAATAAAAATTTACTAGATGATTTACTTGCACAGATAGCAGCAGTTCCTCAAGAAACAGTTGGTGGAGGAGCAACAGAATTTAGATTAACATTTGAAAAATCTTCTGCTGAAAAAATAGTAATAACCTTGACAGGATTGGCAATAAATGATCATGGTGTCTCAGGTCTTGAACCAGTAGAACCAGTATTTGAAGACATTAGTTGGACAGCAAAGACCATATCTGTAGTAGCAACCTCTGCAGCAACAGCAGAACAATAACACTTTAATATAACAATTATACACAATATATATGATTAAATCGTTTGAGATCCCGTGGGACAATAATACAAAAGAAACTGTATCATACGAAGATGATATTACATTTGGTGAATTAGAAGCAATTCTAAATCAATGTTTAGATATGACTCAGGTAAATGAACCTAAGGTTAACTTGCCACTTTATAGACAGTTAATATTAACAGCAGTAATTACAAAAGCACCTTTTAAAGTAAAAGAAGTTGCTTCAATTAGAAATCTTAAATCAAGTGTAGCAAAGACCATCATGAAGGAGGTCATGAAAGACTACCCTTTAGCGAAATATTTGGAAGAGTGGGTGGAGACTTTCGTGGGACAGGATATAGCAGAGGCACAGGAAATCTCTACTACTTCTTCGCAAGGGAATACGGTTGGACGAAAGACCAAGTCGACTCGCAGCCAATAGGCTATCTTAATACAATTATATCTGAATATAAAGACGAACAACGTAAAGAACGTGTAAATTTAAATAGATCTAAGTAATAGGTTATATATCATGGTAACAGAAATTTCATTTGAGCAAGAGAAAGAACTTATTGAACTTGAAGCAAGAAAAAAAATAGAGGTTGCAACATCACAATCAAAGATTTATATGTTACAAAAACAAGGTGCTTTACAAACTGACCATGCTTTGAAAGGTCAAAGACGTATGCTAGAAGTTATGACTAAATCTATGGGTGGTGGTGGAGTTCTTGGAACAGCAATGGCAATGTTACAATCTGTAGGTGGAATGGGATTCCAAAACATGAAAGATAAACAAGCATTAGCAAATCAAGGTGGACAATTTCATAAAGATCCTGCAGAACGTAAAAGATTTGGTATGTTACAACAAAGTGGAACTGTTGGTGTGTTTTCAAAATTAGATAAAATATTTGAGAAAAATTTTGGTGGTGATTCTAAATGGAATAAGATGTTTGCTGGAAGAGGTAAAATGGCAGCAGTAGGAATGGGAATAGGTGCTGCAGGAGCAGGAATAGGATTAGGTGCTAAAATCATTGATTCATCTCCGTTAATGCAACAGATGTTAAAATTACTTAACTTTGGTATTATGCTTGTACTTAGACCTATAGGTGACTTTTTCGGCATGCTCATGCGACCAATATTAATATTGTTGTTACGAAAGTTTATCATACCATTTTATCAAACTGTATATCCGTGGTTCTTAAATGCTGCAAATCAATTAAATAATTCAACCAAAGCTATTGAAGATATAGGAGAGGGTATTGTTAAATCAGTAGAAACAAGTGGTAAGTTTATTGTTGGAAAACTTGATCCTACACTTACTCCAAATAAAACTCCAATAGGAACACCAGATGGAACAACTAAAGTAGGGTTAAAAATTCAATCTCTTACAGATATTATTACTAAAAGATTTCCAAAGGCATTTGCTGCTACTGCTACTCCTACTCCTACTCCTAAAGTTAAAACTCCTACTCCTAAAGTTAAAACTCCTATAACAGGAGCACAGGGTAAGTCAATTCTTAAACAAGCAGGTTTAGGTACTAAAACTTTAACAGGAGCACAGGGTAAGGCAGCAATTAATGCAGCTACTAAACCACCACCAACTTTGCCTAAAACTACAAAACCAAGAACCCCGTGGTTAAATACAAAAGTACCTAGTCCTGCACCCGTTATCAAGGCATCTACAAAAGCTGTTAATGTTGCACTTAAAAGTATAAAGGCAGTAGATGCTGTTATGAGTTTACCTGCACAACTTGCAGTAAAAGTTGGTAAAGGTGGTCTTAAATTAGCAGATAAAGCTATTGCAGCAGCCAATGCAGTGTCTCTTGGAACTAATGCTAAAGTAGCAAATGTAGCTAAAAGTGCTGCTAGCCCTATAACAAAACCAGTTGCAGGTGCAGCAACAAAAGCAGTAAGTAAAATAGCAGCCACAACAACAGCAAAAATAGCAACAAGAGCTATACCTATAGTAGGTCAAGTGTTATTGGGAATAGACGCATTAGGAACTGCAATACAAGCCATAGCACCTGATCATTACAAATCTTTTAACAAGGGTGTTCGTGAAGGTGGATCAGCAATAGGTATTCCTGATTGGTTGACTGAAGGTGCTTTAGACTTTGTAGGATTTGGTGAACAGTCAACAGGTCAACAGTTAGTCGGTTTAGCTGAAACATTAGCAGCACCAGTTACAGGAGGAAGGAATAATAGTGGTAGAAGACATGCATTTGGTGGAATGATAAGTGAAGAGGTTAGAGGTTTCGGTAAATCAGGTAGAAGATATGTATTTGGAGAAGGAGGATCTGAAATGGTTACACCTATGTCTAAAATGGGAAGACGTAGTGGTGGAGGTGACTCAGGCGTAACAGTAAACGTAACAGTTAATGGTAACATATACTCAGATAGAGATATGCTTAAATTTCAAAGAACAATAATGAAAGCAATAGAGACAAGTAGTACGAGGAAGGCTAAATTATGACTGATATAATGATAGAGTTGTATAAGATTCACCCTGAATCATATCTTCCTCAAGGTGGCACAACTCAAACAAATACTTATAGAATAGATAGATTTCAAGCTAAAACATTTGAAACTATAGGGATAGATTTAAACACACCCATATCACCTATGCCATTACCTGAAGATAAATCAACAGAAAATATATTGGTAAAAATGGAAGGTAACTCACAACAGATAAGATTTGGTTGTAAATTTGATTCTAACTTGGTCACATTAGCTAATGTAACTGGTATAGCATTAGATGAAATATTGGAAGAAGATGATCATATAGACGTTGATAAGTATGATAATAATGGAACTGAAACTGATTATGTTTATGTTGACCAAGTTGAAGCCAATAATATAAAGTTAGTAGATTCTTTTCTTAGTAACTTTGAATCAAGATCAATTACAGATACATTTCTATTAAGAATTATAGACACTACCACTGACTCAATATTTTATGAAGGTGCAGGATCTATACAATCAATCTCAACATCTGTAGATTCAGGTTCTCCTGTAGTATGGACTGTTAATGTAGACTATTTAGTAGGAAATGTAATGTCAATATATGATGCAGATACTCCTGAAATGGTAACAGGTTTAGAGATAAGTAGTCCTGCATCAGGAAGTATAAGATATAGATGGACTGATCCTGTAAGATCAGGTGGAACTAATATTATATCATTTTCTTTGGGTTATCAAAAAGTTGGTGATGCTGTTACAAGTTATCATAAAGTTACGCAGGCTGCTGCAACTGCTAGTATAACAAATGGTAAATATCAATTTACTGCAACATCATTAACAGGTCAATATTATGTCTTCATAGTTGCTAAAAATACAGGTGGTTCAGGCATACGTTCAGAGAGAGTAAGAGTTGATTCTACTTGAAATCTTTTGCTAAACTTGTTAAAGAAGACACTCAAGATATTGGAGGTTCTGATGTAAGAGTAGTATCCACTGTTCCTATGGATCATGCAGAAATAGCAAGAGATGGGTTAAGAGCAGTAGATTCTGGTATATTCAAAGTTCCTTCAAGAATATCATCACTTATAGGAGATGAATATAAATACATACAAGACGTAGCAGATGCAACACATTTGAGAGGTGCTTATTTGTTTCAAGGCTCATGTCTTGATGAAAGTGGATATAACAATGATCCTGTAAATCAAACACATAGTACTTTATCTGGATTTACAGATTATGATGGATTGGATTATACTTTAACTACAACTGCAAATAATAAATTCAAAGGATTTTACGGTGCTACTGCAACAAGTAATGGTAAAGGTGCTATAATTCCAAACAAGTTTCTTAAAGACGGTACTACCAATACATTAGATTTCTCAGGAGATTTTGATATATTTTGTTGGGTTGAACCAGAAGACGGTGAACAAGGTGGAGTTATATTTTCAAAAATTAATAGTTCTGGTGAAGGCATAACAATTAAATTAGGTATGACTTCTAATCAATTTTATGCAATCGCAACCATTGAGAATACTACTTCAGGAGTAGGATCTAAATCATTTTCTACTTCAGGTAGTGATGGTGGCTCTGCATCATACTGTCAAGCTGATACACCATGTCTTGTGAGATTACAAAGAAAAGGTATAACATTTAATTTATGGTTAGTTAATGGTTCAGAGAGTATTCCTTTTGGAGCACCCAATGGAACTTATACTGGAACTGCTTCATATCCAAAATCATCAGGCTCTTTTTCAGTTCCAACTGATGCAACTATAGGATCAAAAGCATCAGCATGGAGTACTAATACTGTTACATCAACAAATAGTAAATTTGAAGGAAAATTATATTCTATAAGAATATATTCTAATGTACTTGACTCAGAAAGTTCCAAACAAATATTTTCATCAAGACCTATACCTTTGATCATGAAACTTGCAGGAACAGTATGGAAAATAGAATCTAGTATAGATCAAAAGAAAATATATGTAAAAGGATTTGGTAAAGTCATAATAGATTCAGTTATAAGTGATATAATATTACCTAGTGGAAGTACTTATGTTACTGGTGAATGGTATAGAAATTTAAGTCCTGCAACAAGTCCAAGTAGATCTGGTAAAACTTTCACTATTTGTTCCTCTGTAGAAATTATAAGATCAATATTTGCTCACCTTAATCAAACACTTATAAATTCACCTAATTTTAAATTAAGTGTAAGAGATCTAACTTCAGTATCAAATACAATAAACTCTTATGAAGGATCAGGTAATTTCTTAGAAATTATTAATCAGTTAATGACTATAGTAGATAAATCATTTTATGTATCACCAAGAGGTAAATGTATTATAGAAGATAATGATATTGATTTAACTGATACATTGAAATTTGGTAAACTATATGATGTAACTGCTGATGGATATGATGATAGTATGACTGTAAACGATTTATATGTATCAACCAGAATATCAGGTAGTTTTAATATAATACACGATTCTGATACAACTTCTATTAATCTTATAGGATTATACTCAAAAAGAATATTTACACCACAAATTACTGATGCAGCAGCAGCAATAATTTTTAGAAATAAATTTCTTACAAAACATGCAGTTATTAATACCAGATATACTATAGTTGCTCCTGCTTTGATAGATTTTGTTAGAGAGAATTTCAAGGTAAAGGTAACAAATACCACTAAAAATCTTGATGTCAGTACCACAATAAAATCAATAACTTGGACTTACCCAGAAGGTAAAACAACCATAGAGACAGGTGACTTCCTATTGGACGCATTTGATATTGAAAAGACCTCAGCAGAGGCAATCAGTAACCTAGTCACAGATACCAATTTGAACCCATAATAAAGATTACTGTCTTATTCAAAGACAATAATATTTAAATACTTCAATATTAAACATATTACATGTTAATTCACGGTAACGGCAAACAACTTCCAACAGAAATAGATCCAAAAAATAATATTTGTGTAGTAGTCACTCATCAAGACGGTTCAAAAGACTGGTGGTATGGCTCAAACCTAGTCACTAATGACGGTGATATATTTTACGCTAAACAGTCAGCAGAAGAAAATCCTGCAACAAATGAAAACTTTCATGCTTCAGCATGCGTTCTACAAAACCCTGCTTCAGCAGATACCATTGCAAAAACAGATGCATATGGTCAAGTAAGCAGTCCAATTACAACTACAGGTGCAGTTAGAGGACTAACAGCAACCTACCCATTAACCAATGATCAGGATTCCGATAATACAGGTGCTTCAGCAGATGCAATATCTTATAGATTTGATTGGGCAACCAACCAAATTGACACATCAGCAGGAAACCCAATTACAGGTGGAGCAATTTATGATGTTGGACAAACATCACCAGTAAGTGCAACCAAAATCTTGACACACTGGAACTTTACATCACCTGCAACATTCCATAAAACAAGCACTGATACACTAAAACTCTTCGTAAATCATACATTTAACGGAGTATAACCCTTTGCCTAAAGGCTTATCTATGGGAGGCATATTTAATTTGTTAGAAAGAATTAGTATGAAGTTCCCAAAAGCAACAGGTGGACTTGATGATAAAGTAAGATTTGATGAGAAGGTTAATTTTGTATTAACAAAGGTTAATAAGGAAGAGATACGAGGTAATAACTGATGGCACGTAAAGCAATCTACAAGCACGCAACAGAAGTCAATACTACCACTTATCCTGATGATGGCTCTTCTCCAGTAGGAACTAATGAGTGGAATGAAGATCCTGCACAATCAGGAATGTATGGTAACACACCTACAACAGCAACAGTAACAATAGCCTCAGGTGTATTAACAGTAACAGATTCAGTTACAGTTGCAGCAGCAGAGGCAGGAATTACAGATACTTTAGATAAATTAGCAATAGCAAACACAAGTCAATATGATTTGATATATCTTTTTGCAGATACAGGAGATACAATTACATTAACAAATACTTCAAGTCCATCAGCAGATGGTCACATAAAAACTATTAGTGATGCAAATGAAACATTATCTACAACCAAACCTACAATCCTAATTAGAAAAGGAAATTATTGGTATGGATATGGTGGAGGAACCACGGCAGATGGATCAGTTACAAATACCAAACTTGCAGATATGGCAGCAAATACAATTAAAGTTAGAGATGCAAATTCATCAGGAGTGCCATCAGATAAAGCAGTAGCAGATACTCAAATTCTTATTGGAGATGGAACAGGATTTACAGCAGCAGCACTTTCTGGAGATGCTACAATGACCAATGCAGGTGTAGTTAGTGTAGCAACATTGAATCAAAATACAACAGGCAGTTCAGCAAGTTGTACAGGTAATTCAGCAACAGTAACAACCAACGCAAACTTGACAGGAATCGTAACCTCAACAGGTAACGCCACAGCAATCGCAGATGGAGATATTGCAATCGCAAAATTAGCAACAGATCCATTAAGTTATGCAAACATGACAGCACCTTCAGCATCAGTGGCATTTAACTCACAAAAATTAACAGGACTGGCAGATGGTACAGCAGCACAGGACGCAGCAACAAAATCTCAAGTAGATGCAGCCCAAGCAGGATTAGACGCAAAAGATTCATGTAGAGTAGCAACTACTGCAAACATTACATTAAGTGGAGAACAAACTATCGATGGAGTAACAACTACAACAGATAGAGTTTTAGTTAAAAATCAAACAACAGGATCACAAAACGGTATCTATGTTTCAGCAGCAGGAGCATGGGCAAGATCAACTGATGCAGATGCAAACGTTGAAGTAACAGCAGGTTTATACACTTTAATTACTGAGGGTACAACTTTAGCAGGTCAAGGATTTGTATTAACTACAGATGATCCAATTACAGTAGGCACTACAGTATTAACTTTCTCACAATTCTCAGGAGTAGGAGATCTTGTAGGAGGAACAGGAATCACAAAGACTGGAAATACAATAGCAATAGATACAGCAGTAACAGTAGATTTATCAACATCACAAACATTAACTAATAAAACATTAACATCACCAACTTTTTCAACGCCAACATTAGGAACACCAGCATCAGGTGTATTAACAAATGCAACTGGATTACCAATAGCAGGAATAGCCACATCATCAGGAACACCAAGTTCAACAACATTCCTTAGAGGTGATGGTCAATGGCAATCAGCAGGTGGAGGAGCAACGATTGTTCACGAATTTTCAAATACTCAAACTACTACCTATACAGGCACAGCATCATCTTTCGGAACCGTGGGTGTAGGTACAAGAGACATTTACATAAAGAAGATAGATGCCAACAACGAAGGCGTATTTACAAAGATCTGGAAGAACGGAGCCGCTGTCGAGGTTCAAATTGCATAGGTGGATTGATTGACTGATGGCAATAACATATCACGCAGGTAGAAGGATTCAAGCAACAAGTTCTGATGTACCAGTAGTTTCTAATCGTGGAACAATAGATACATCATCATCAGCAGGTAATACTATAATCACATTTACAGAGTCAGGAACATTCACACCAACTTCCTCATTCAATGTGGAATATCTCGTAGTTGCTGGTGGTGGTGGGGGAGGCACAAAATCAGGTGGCGGTGGCGGAGCTGGAGGATTGTTACAAGGCACATTTTCTAATTTAGCAAGTGGCACTTATTCAGTTGTTGTAGGTGATGGGGGAAATGGTGCTGTTTCTGGAACATCAGCATCTAATGGTAATGATTCATCAATTAACTCATTAACTGCCATTGGTGGTGGAGGAGGTCGTGAATCTTGGGATATTGACGGTCAAAATGGAGGTTCTGGAGGTGGAGTTGGATTGTCATTTCCAAGTAACAGTGTAACTACTGGACAAGGAACTACTGGACAAGGAAACAATGGTGGTACAGCTTCATCAACATCATCTGGTAGTTCATCATATTGGACAGGTTCAGGTGGTGGTGGTGCAGGTGGTGCAGGTACTATCGGTATTACTTCATCAAGTAGTGGTGGCAATACCGTTGGTAATGGTGGTGCAGGGTTAGATATTTCAATTACTGGAACGTCAGTTGGTTATGCTGGTGGTGGTTCAGGTGGAAGTGAAGGTTCAACTCCTAGTGGAACTGCTTCTCATGGTGGTGGTACAGCAGGGGTATCTGGAACTGATGGAACAGGTGGTGGTGGTGGACAACACTCACTTGGTGGAACAGGTGGTGATGGTGGTTCAGGTATTGTAATTATTAAATTTGCTACAAGTGGTAATACTTATGATACTTCAGCAGGTGGTAAACCAACCAATGTCCAAGTAGGAAGCAGATTTGAAGAAACCGATACACGAAAGATGTATCATTATTCTGATCCAATGACAAAAGAATTTAATTTCTCAAGCAGTACAGGGTGGGTTAGTGGAAACCCAACTTATTTTAATATTGGTTCAAACAAACTAAATGTAAAATCAGATACAGATAATATACAAACAAATATGACTTATGACCTACTTGCAAACGATTCAATAACAGTTGGAACATCATGGGTAATGACTTTTACTTTAGATATTGCTTCCCCTTATGCTGTTAATACCAATTCAGGAAATCAACATAGATGTTATATTGGATTGGCAAGTGCAACAACAGTTGGCGAACCTGCAAATATTGATGAAGTAGATTTCACTATATGTCCAAGAAGTGATATTAATGCTCACGAATCTTTCAATAATAACAATACAACAGCACAATATGTTGGAACAGGTGTTACAGTAACATCAGGAACAAAATACATAAAATTGATTAGAGATGGAAATACAAGTTTTAAAACATATATTTATAATAATGCAGATTATTCTGATACACCTACAATTACAGAAGCTTCAAATAATCTTTCAAATATAACAGGAACAAAATATATTAAAGTATCTCAATATGTTGAAGGTTTTAGTGGAACATTAAATTTTACTATTGATGATTTGAAGTTTTACAATGATGTAACATCTACTGACAACGTATGGAAGGAGGAAGGAACATGACCATAGAATACAAAGATAGTAAACGAATTGTAGATACTAGCACATTCGCAGATAGTTATTGGCAATTACATACAAGTAAACTTGTAAATATGGGTAGTAGTTTAGGTAATGAGGGAACAGGTGCATGGACACAAGCTGTATGGCATAAAGCTGATGATACAAATTCTGTAACTGTTTATGAAAAATATAATTCTAGCCCTGATAATGGGTTCTTCCTAGCAGGAACTCAAGGTTCTGCTGGATATTATTGGGTAGATTATGGTGTACTTCAAATTAATTCAGGTGTTTCCCCAACTGTCGGTGGTTGGGATCATATAGTAGTAACACGATCTAGTGGTGGTGCATTTACAATTTATGTTAATGGTGTATCTAGAGCAACAGGAACTTCTACATCTGATATTGATCTTAGTAGTGATTTTAGATTTGCAACTCACGCAAGTGGACAATCCAATATTGCAGATTTCTCATTATGGCAAAGAGAATTAACTGCAAGTGAAGTATTAACACTTTATAATACTGCTAAAATTGATTCAATTTCACAAACAAACTTAACACATCATTATGATTTCGCACAAACAGGATCAACATTAACAGATCAAGTAGGTAGTATTAATGGAACAAGAACAGGTACAACTGGAGTCTTAACTAGAAATGTAGATAATATTAAACCAACTGACGTACAAGACAATTCCATTCTAGTAGAGAAAGATACTGCTAAGAGATTTTGGTTTGATGCTGAATCAAGTGAAACATTAAGTCAAGAAACAGAAAGTGGTACAGGGGAATTATTTAATGATGTAGAAATTGTAGCTCAAAAATTTACCTCAGGTTCATCTAAAATCGGAAAAAAAGTAAGTAGTGTAGCATTTTATTTAAAACGTAATACAAGTACAATAGGTAGTACAAACCTTCAATGTTTTGTAGGTGCAGGAAATCAATCATCAGCAGTTGCTTATGGCACATTACCTGCAACAAGTCTTACAACAAGTTATGCTTGGTACACTTTTACACCAAGTGTTGCAGGAACAGAAAGAACACTTGTAGCAGATGATAGAATTATGATAAGATGGGCAGATGGAAGTACAATATCAGATGCAGTAAGAATAGCAAGTGACCAATCAGGAAACAATCCTCTTGCAAATGAAACAGGACAATATTCAGACGATGATGGTTCTTCTTTTACAGATAGAAGTTTTGATTATATGTATAAAATTATATCAACAACACCTGCTACTTGGACTAAAGATAGACAAGTAACATCAGGTAGTGCTATGACTGCTGGTGGTGGAACATCAAGTGCAACAACAAATGCCCAAACATCTTCTAACTATGTATGGACAAATATTGCTTCTATAAGTACAGCTAGACTGTATACTTTTGGTACTGGAAATGCTAGTAATTTTACAATAGGTGGTTCACAAAATGTTGAAAATTCTGAAACATGGAATGGTTCATCTTGGGCTACAGCAATATCAACAGATACTCAAAGGAGAGACACAACTGCAACTGCTGGTTCATATAATGATATGATAGTAGCCTATGGTCGTAATAATGCTGGTACTCTTTTAAATTCTAGTTCAACTTTTAATGGTACTACATGGAGTGCAGGAGTTACAGCAAATACAGCAAGGGAACACCCATGTGGAGCTGGACAATCAGATTCAATGTTAATTGCAGGGGGATATGATTCTTCAGCTCCATCAACATCAGTAGATTCTTATAATGGTACTACTTTTACTACGGAAACAGTTCTACCGACAGCATCTTATGGACAAAATATGGGAGCTTCTGCAAGTAATTCAGCTCATATAGCAGGTGGAGCAACTGCTATGAGTGGAACTTATGACGGTACAACTTGGACTAATACAACTGAATTATCAGTTTCAACTACTCATTACTTTGCTGGTGGTGGTGGAGATAGAGATGAACATTTAGTTATGGGTGGATATATATCATCAGGTACAAATTATGATACTACATGGTTATGGAATGGAACTTCTTGGGTATCTAAAAATGCCTTAACAACAGCTAAAAGAGCAGGAGCAGGGGATTGCACAGCACGGTAGAAACAGCAATAGAAAAAATAAATGAATTTCATTTATTGAATAAAGATGATTTATCTTCCCTAATGAATATGAATCAAGAACTACAAAGAACATACCAAGTTAATCAAATCTGGAGAAGTGAAACTGAAATGAGATATTCAGTATTAAATGATGTCAAATTCCCAACTCCAAGTTCAAAATATTGGCAATCTGTTAGAGAGCAGTCAGTTTTTTATCAGGAATTAATTAATCTTGCTTTCCAATATGAAAAGGAATTAGGAAAAAAGGAATTGCTTTTAATTGAATTAGATGAAATAGACAAGACAACTAAAAAAGGAATGGCATTGACTAGAATAAAAAATTGTGATATTAAACAAAAGGAATTTGAATTATACAATATGACATTACACGCTAAGGATAGAATAAGAGAGTTAAAGCTTTGGGAAAAAATAAAGAAAGAACAATTACAAAAAGATCCAAATATAAACATTGATGATTTTTCAGCACATCATCTTGAGATGTATGAAAATAGATGGAAAACAGAAATGCAGATGGCACAAATGACAAATAATCCAGAAACTTATAAGAATAGTAAATCTAATCTAGAAACATTACAAAATGATATTTCAGAGGATATTGTAAATTGAGCCAAGAATCTTTATCTAATATGGGAGTGAACGTATAGACATGGTGGATTATCTTGCAGGTAATAGGATAAGAGGAACTAATGCAGAGAGGATAGCATTATTATCATATCCAGATATTAGTGGTGGTACAGAAAATACATACTCATCTGCTGGTGTTAATTATAAATCCCATACATTTTTGTCTACTGGATCTTTAGTTGTAACAGATGCAACAGATATAGATATTTTAATTATTGGTGGTGGTGGTACAGGTGGAAATGCACAATCATCGAATGGTGGAGCAGGTGGGGGTGCAGGAGGTTACGGTGTAAAAACAGGTCATACTTTATCAACAGGTTCAAAAAGTGTAACAATAAATGGTGCTGGAAATACAACTGTGTTTGAATCAATAACTGCAAGTTCTGGTGGTACAGGTGGGAATGGTTTTACTTCTGGTGGAAATTCAGGTACAGCAACAGGAAATAGTGTAACACAATATCAAAATGCTGGAGCTAGTTCTAGAGGTTCTGGTGGTGGAGCTGGTAGTGCTGGAACAAGTGGAAGTAACAGTCAAGGAGCTGCTGGAACTTCTGGAGGTAATGGATTAGCAAATTCATTTAGAACAGGTTCAGATGAATATAGAGGTGGAGGTGGATCTTCTGGTAGCAATAAAAACTCTTATGCATCAGCAGCAGGTGTTCATGGAGGTGGAGCTGGTGGTGCAAGATATCAATCTGGAACAGCAGGAACAGTAAATACAGGTGGTGGAGGTGGAGCTGGTGGTTTTAACGGTCAAGGAGCTGCTGGAGGTTCTGGAATACTTATTATTAGATATGTGGGAACTTATAATGTAGTAGATGGCTCAATTTTCTATGAAACTGATACCAATAAATCATACGTTCTATATAATAACACTTGGACTGAATTATAATGACTAGCCCTTTTCAGGGTAATATATTCCAATATATATTTAACACTGATATGAGTGTTAGTGAGGCTGTTTTTCAGGGTAGTGTATTTCAGGGAACATCATTCCAGCCAAAGCGTATCATAAGACGAACTATAACTGCAAATCACATAGAGGAAAGTACACCACATGTATCAGTACTAAGAAGGGTTGTAAACAGAATAATGAAAATAACATCTCCTACAGTTGCTGACTCTATTTACCAAGACAATGTATATCAAAACAGTATATTTGATACTCATGTAGTAAAGGAAGCATTTGTATTCCTTGGATTTTTGAAGGTTGTTAATAATGATGTTGATGTTACCAAAGACAATTACTCATTAAGAGGTAGGTTAAAGATTCATGATACCAATATGAATATTGATAGTGACTATTCACTTCTTCGTTCATTAATAAGAGCAGTTGATGATGATGTATATGTACAGTCATTCAGAGAAAAATTAAGATTATTGCTAAAAGTGTTTGACGAGGATATTTATATTGATCATGAAGTAAATTTGTTACAGTCACTTAGAAAGATATTCAATAGTGACATTAATATATCATCAGCTGCAAATACTGCATTTATAAAACTAAGAATTTTTAATTCATCAGTCAATGTTAATTCAGATGAACCAATCGTGTTAAGAGTATTAAAAAGAATATTTTCAACTGATGTAAACATAGATAGAGATTATGTTAGTCTTAGATCACTTATAAGATCATTAGACGAGGATGTTAATGTATCATCATTCAGAAGGAGAATAAGAATATTATTAAAGATTATTAATACTAATATGAACATTGTTGGTGGTCTTAATATCAATACAATATTCCAGAATTTATTCCAACATAATGTATTCCAAAGGGGTATTACAGAAGCTAGTGTTATTCACGGTTTAGTTAGGTGGAGTAATACAGATATCAATGTGACTAGAGATTACTTTACCAAACAATCACTACTTAGAATGTTAAATGAGGATCAAAACATACAGTCATTCAGAGAATATGCAAAAGAGATATTGAAAATAGTGAACAGTGGTGTCAATATTACAAGAGCATATCTAAAAACCCTCTCATTGAATAGATACTTGTCAACACAAATCAATGTTAGTCATAATGTTAATACATTGGAAAGTATAATGAGGTCATTTGATTCTACTGTCAATATCACAAGGGATTATGTCACAAAAATGTCACTACTTAAGATGGTTAATAGTAGTATTAACGTACAGTCATTTAGACAAAGAGTAAGAGAAATACTCAAGTTAGTCAGTCATAGCATGAATGTTACATCAAATGTAATACATATATCAGTATTGACACGAAGTATTGTATCCATAGTATCCATACCATCATCACTATGGAACAAACAGGTATTGTTAAAGATAGTTGATCATAACATGAACATACAGTCGTTTAGACAGAGGGTTAGGGTATTACTTAAGATATTTACGACTGCTGTTAATGTACAATCATCATTACATCAAACTAAAAATATGTTCCGTGTAGTTACAAGTACTGTTAATATTCAATCATTTAGACAGAGATTACGAATAATTGTCAAGATGATTAATGAAATATCCAATGTCACATCATCATCACAAAGATTCATGGGATTCGTTAAAATCTTTAATGATACTATTAATATTAATGATGTATCTTCAAGACTACGTTCAATTATTAAGACTGTAAATCACACATTACATGTAAGAGGAGCAGAATTATGGTTATTTGTGGTAACAGTTTTCCAAAGTGGAGGAACTGGTATAACTAATAATACAATCAGACTCACAGATAATGAAGAGACTGGAGGCATGGACTAGCAATCCTTTTATATAATGAAAGTTTAAAATAGTCATGTCAATGAATCTTACAGGTAGACTGATTGAATTTAACGTAAAATCAGGTGCAACATCAACATTGATAATGAATGTTACAACATCTAGTGGTACTGCTAAAAACATGAGTAGTACAGCAACTTATGCTACTGCCAAATGGAAAGTATGGCAGCCTGATGGAACTTTGATAATTGATGGTGCTGCTACATATGCAGACAGGGCAGCAGGTCAGATATCATATCAATTGACATCATCAAATACAGCAATAGCAAACGCAGGTGTTTGGGAGGGAGAGATAGAGTTCTTAAACTCTGCTGGTCAGATATCTGACCAAAGTGAGACATTTAATTTTACCATAGAGGAGTCTTACTGATGACAGATATAGTGATGATACCAAGTGGCTCTTGTGAAGTTTGTGAACACAGTGCAAGTAAGCATTCAGGTTCTCAGTGTTCAGTAGACGGCTGCGAATGTACTAACCAAGCATAGACTTATATAACACAAAATATTATATGTCATATGCTAAAGATTGATGACATTAACGAGGAAGTTTATTTTCAGT